TCCTGTTGGTGTGATGTAGAACGTGATGTCTATGAATTCAAGAGCTCTTGTAGGTTTGATATAAATCTTACCTGTCAATTGGTTTCTATCTAAATCCTCAGGATCTGATGAAACTGTTACTCTAAAGTCATATAAACCACGGTCTCTTCTAATTGAATCTAAGATCGGGTTAACCGCATTTAAGAAGTCTTGTCTAACTTGTGCGTCGTTTTGTTCAAACAATAATCTTACAGATACTGCTGAAATCAATTTACGAGCTTGTAATAACAATCTTCTAACGTTGATTCTATCAAGAGCAGATTCTCTAACTTGTAAAGTTTTATTACCCCAAATTACAGTTCCCACATCTGAGAAAGTTGCAATTGGGTTAATTCTACCAATATAAAGAATATCTCTATCTTCCTGAGTCAACTTCTTACGAGCTTTAATACAGTTAACAATACCACGAGTGTAACCCGCCGCCGCGAACCAAGGGAATGCAATGTTATCTGTTAATGCTAAGTTTTTAGTTACTTCCGCTGTTGGTGGAATGTAGATTTGAGTATTATTAACACTATCTCTTGTTAATACCCACGGGTAATAAGTTGCCGTGTAGTTAGAGTCAATTCCTGTGGTTTCTAAATTATCAACCGCCTCAGTTGGGTAGATAAAGTAATCTACACCTGATGTTGTTGGACTAAATAAATCAACATCCGGTGTTGTTGTAATATACAATGAGTCAGCTCTGTTGAATTCAATCATTTGAACCGCATCTTCCACTAAGTTACTATTATTAACATAATCAATACCTGGAGTTACAAATACATTAATGTTTGTTGCTTCAGGGTTAGCGAATGTTTGTTGTCCTAATAGATATGCGTAGTAGTCAGTGTTTGCGTAGTTTTGAGTTCCATCACCTAATGCGATTTCTTTAAATGCTCCCCAACCAACTGCTTGTGGGTATCTTGATGAAGGACAAGCCCCGTTTAAGAAACCACGTCTACCAATTTGGAATTCATCACCGTTTGTTCTGTATTCTCTATAGATATCCCATCCGTCAAATCCACCTTGAACTAACAATGTAAATTTACGAGCAAATATTCTATAATAAGGATCTGTCGGGAACTCAGGTTCTGTTGTAAATGTTGCGTTACCCGCCACGAATCTTGGTTGACCACTTGTAGAGAACTCAGGTCCGATTGTTAAACCACTTGCGTTTTGATCCATGTGGAAACCAGAGGATCTAAAGTTAAATGGAAGACCATCAATATCACAAGAGTTAAGAGGATTTCTTTTTCCGTAATATTCAAAGAAGTTTGGATCCCAACCTAATGAGTTAGAAATACCCAAATAAGTTCTTCTTACATTATCTCCCGGGCTTATTAGTGAGTTATCATTACCTGATGATAAACCGAATGGTGGGTTATAAATCACTTCACCAGGGAAGTCATATTTACCTTTAATAATTGGGAATGGAGAACTTGCTCCTGCATAATTTCTAAAGTTAAATCCGTTAAATCCACAAGGAAGAGCATCAATCGGAGCGTCTTCAGACATTTCAATCATAACGTAACGAGATCTTAATTCGTATTCACCATCTAAAGTTCCGATTTTATTTGCAATGTAGTTGTTTTGACCCGGATCCATTGAACAGTTTGTAAACTTCTCAATAACCACAGGGTTGGCATCTGTGTCAAAATAGTCACGAATTAATACGTCAAAAGTTAAATTATTATATGTTTGATTAATAATTGAAATTTTAAGTAGAGTATTAGCTCCGTCACCATCTGATATTGTATAGAATCTAAATAAGTCGTATACTTTATTACCTCTAAGTTCTGACACAACAAAAGGTGATACTGGCGTTTGCCATCTATCTAAATACCAACCAATTGAGTTAGGGTCACCACTTTGTGCTGAATCTAAAGCGATTAGGTTAGGATTAAGACCTCTAATATATCCTTTTCTCCAAGAGAAGTTTAAGAATGATTGGAAGTTTTCTTCTGCAAAAACCGGAACTTCTAATCTTGGTTTTTGGAAGTTTGTAACCCCAAATACTTTTGTCCAATATTCAGCATCGTTTTGAGTGAATGAAGTTTCAAATGTATAAGGTGTTCCGAATCTATCAACAACATTAACACCAAAAGTTGCGTATGGGTTTTTAAGAACCGACGCATATTGACCTGTCATATCTAAAGTCACATTTGAAGTTCCTGTAACAGAGTATCTTGGATTTTCAGCGTTTGTGTAAGTTGCTAAACCTCTTGATCTTAAAGTTCCAACAACAACATTATCATAATCAACATATGATGTTCCTGTGTAATAATATACCTTCAAAACTAAAGTACCTTGATAACAATTCAAAGGAATCGGTGTTGGGGTAGGTACAATCGGAGTTGTTGGTGTTGGGGTCACACAAGGATTTGGTGTGGGTGTCGGTTGAGGTGCGGTACTTGTTGTCGTCGTAACGGGATTCATCGTTAACCCTGAAACCAATGTGAAGAATGAGAAACCTGTGTAATTTGTATTTCCTGTGTTTGTAAATTGTGAATAATACCAAGGATCGTTAAGAGGAGATGTTAAATCAGTTTTATCTAACGAAACTGAAGGAACTCCGTATACGTTAGTGTCTGCAGTCCAACCTGATAGGTTATTATAATCACCACTATCAATAGACCCAAAGTAGGATATAAATCTGTCTTCTGCCGTAAAAGGATCTGAATTTGTTATGACGCTAAAAATTAAATTTTTGATTTGACTATCAATTGTTGATGTGCCTCCGTCAAACTCTTCATATTGATTTGTTAAAATATTTTGGATTACTTCAGGAAACAAGGATAAATACTGAATTGATGTTATATCATTATTACATCCTGAGAATGATACCAAGAAACTTTCTTCATAAGGAAGTGCACATATAGTCTCACAAGTGTAAACGTCAGTAACTGAACTTAAACACCAAATATTAATAGTTGCCGGATCTACGTTCGCAACTGTTGCTACTGACCAAGATGGTCCAGCGTCATAACCTGACAGACCTAAAATTCTTGTTACAAATAACTGATTTGACTGTTGTAAATAAGCCTTTGCAATATACGAAGCCTCATACTTAG